ATCTTCGGCGGGCAGCTTGTGGAGCCCACCACGCAGACGGCGGGCACCACCGACCTGACCGTCAAGCCGGCCGTGGCGGGCAGCAAGTTCTGCCTGGGTGTAGCGGGCAAGGACGGCAACGTGCTCGCCGCGCAGACCGGCGCGGCCAACACCTACGGCCAGCCGCAGATCGACATCAGCCTCCTGGACGACTTCGTGTCGGTCTACTACGGCGGGATCGACATCTGGGCCTGGTACTCGGCGGCCACCGCCCCGGGCAGCCTGGTCGTCACCACCGCCAACGGCACCGTCGGCCCGGTCGGCGCAGGCACGTTCGACCAGGTGGTCGGCCGCTGCACCCACCCCGGCGGCGTGGCCGCCGGGCAACTCACCCAGCAGATCGGCGGGCTCGGCGCTGCGTCGTTCTTCCTGGGCCGGATTCGGTTCTTCTGAGGGGAATTGACCAATGCCCACGCCAGCACGCGGATACAGCGATTCCCCGCGGGTAACCGTCTCCGAACTGCTCAAGGACCCGCTGACCATCCCGGCCCTGATCCTGGACATGACGCAAAACGAGTTCATCGTGGACTCGGTGCTGCGGCCAGGCGGGGCCGCGCCCAGCGGCGCGGTCCGCTACGCGGAGAGCACGCCGATGTACGCCGACGACTTCCCCGAGATCCGGGCGGAGTTCGCCGAGGTGCCGATCGTGCCTACCTCCATCGGCATCCCGCGGGTGGTGTTCAGCCACGAGCGGGCCATGGCGATCATGGTCAGCGACGAAATGCGCCGCCGCCAGTCGCTGGACCCGGTGACCAGGCAGTTGATGCAGGTCAAGAACACGATGACCTACTCCTGGAACACCGCGTTCTACTCGGCCGTGGTGGCCAACGCCTCGATCCAGACCCTGGCCGTGGCCAACACCTGGGCCAGCGCGGGCGCGACCATCCGGGCCGACCTGGCGCAGGCATCCTTCCTGGTGGAGAACGCCAACATCGTCAGCCCGTCCGGGGTCACCCAGTGGCTCGGCTTCGAGGCCGACACGCTGATCATCAACCACGGCACCAAAAACACGTTCCTCCAGAGCAACACGTTCGCCGCGCCGTACGTCGGTGACATCGCCAGCGAGAACCTGCTGTACACGGGCGTGCTGCCGCAGAAGATCATGAACCTCGACGTCCTGGTCTCCCGCCAGGTGCCCGCGGGCAACGCGATCGTCATGCAGCGCAAGCGCTGCGGCTTCATCGCAGACGAGCTTTCGTTCATCGCCGGCCCGCTGTACCGCGATGAGCCCCGCAAGACCTTCCGCTCCGACACTCAGCGGGCGAGCGCCATCGGCCTGGACCAGCCGCTGTCGATCTGCCTGCTGTCGGGGGTGTGATGACCGCCTACCAGGCCCTCGTCAACCTGTCGGTGCCGCGCAAGGCCGACCCGGGCAAGGAAACCGACCTCGTGCTCACCGGGGAGACGGTGGACCTCGATGACGACCTGGCGGCGCTGTTCCTGCCGCCCCGCCGGGTGCCCGCGGTCATCCGCCCGGTCAGGGAATCCGGCGACCCGCTGCCCGTGCTGCTGCCCCGGCAACTGTCCGGCGTGGCGATCAACCAGCGGACCGGCAGGCGCATCGGCATGCCCACCCCGCCCGAGGGAGCGCGCCCCGACCCGCCCGGCAGCAGCCAGGTCACGGTGCTGGAGCCACCCGAGGCGCACGAGCCGCAGCCGGGCAGCGAGACGGCCGGCCAGCCGGTGCCGCCCGAGGTGGACGCCGAGGACATCCCGCCCCGCCGTGCTCCCCGCCAGGCACCGCCGCCGCGGAGGGGGTAGCCCATGCCTGCCGTGCCCCAGTCTCTCCGCCTGACCTGCCCCCGCTGCCGGGCGCTGCGGCTGTTCGCCGCCATCGACGGCCAGGTCACCTACCGGTGCGCGGCGTGCGAGTGGTACTACCTGCTGTCTGCCGTCGCGCCAACCGGCACCAGCACCGCGGCGCTGCCTGCGGGCGGCACGGCGATCACGGTGGCCAGCGGCGGCGCGAGCTTCACCAACGGGATGCTGCTGCTGTACGACACCGGGGTGTCATCTGAGGTGCTGACCGTCAACGGCACGGCCACGGCCACCAGCATCCCGGTCGCCACGGCCGTCCGCGGCCACCTGAGCGGCGTGACGTTCGGCCAGCTTTCCATCGGGCTGCGCTTCACCGGCATCGGCGTGGGCGACGCCGTCATTCCGGCCCCGGGGTGGGGGTACTGATGGCGCTCAACCGGTACGTGCTCACCGCCACCACCACGGTCGCCGCAGGCGCGGCGGCCACTGTCGTGGCGGGCGAGCCCGGCACGGGCGGCGCGGCCGGGTTCGGCAGCGCGCCGACGACCGGCGGGCCGCTGATGGCCACCACCTACCTCAAGAACACCGTGATCATGCTCGACCCCGCCGGGCCGCTGTACACCGCGATCGGCGCGGGCAACCTGCGGGCCTTCGTGGACGGCCAGGACACCGTAGGCCATGCGGGCCTTCACAACTAGGAGGCCGTCATGGCGCTCAACCCGAGGATGGTCAACACCGACACGACGGTGACCTGGGACAGCGGCACGTTCCGCGTGCCCGCCGGGACGATCGTGGACATCCCCGCCGGGTCTGCGCTGGAGACGGCCTACGGCGGCGCGGGCAACCTCACCACCCTGTCCGCCCAGCAGGCGCTGAACGTGAGCAGCGGCACCGCCATGGATGCCGTGGGCAGCGGGGTCGGATGACCACCCCGCCCCCCGTCCTGTACGCCAGCCTCAGCGACCTCAAGCTGGTGCTGGACTCCACCGACGCCGGGACCGGCACCGCCGCGCAACTGACCGACGCGCAACTGACCCTGGCCCTGACCGCGGCCACCGACCGGGTGACCACCTACACCGGGGAGGTCTACAACCCGGCCGGCGGCACGATGCCCGGCATCATCAAGGATCTGACCCTGGACCTGGCCAGTTGGTGGGCAACCACCTACTACCTCAAGCAGAAGGACATGGGCCCGAATCACCCGGTGGTGCTGCGGTACACCGAGGCCAAGGCGGTCCTGGAGTCGATCCACAAGGGCGAGATCAACATCGACTTCGCGGCCGGGGTCGCCCAGGCCAGCGCCAGCGTGATCAACCGCATCCCGGCGATCTTCACCTTCGAGGACAGCAACACCACCGTGATCAACGGGGTGCTGGCCGCCGACGTCCCGCCCGACATCGGCCCGCGCCCTGGCCTGCTCACCTCGCCGCCCGAGGGCCAGACAACGGAGTTCGGCTGATGCCCGGCACCGCGGTCACCGAACTGACCGGCCTGCTGGAGCGCACCCACGCGGGCACCGGCTGGCTGCGCGGCTCGGTGGAGATCGACCAGGTGTACGCCCACTACCAGCACGAGCGGCTGGACCTGCACCACCCCCGCGGCGGCGGGCCCAAGTACCTGGAGCGCCCGCTGTTCGAGCACTGGCGGGTGTGGGTGGAGAACATCGCCATCAGCTACTTCGAGGACGGCGGCGAGCGCGCCATGCGCTACGCGATGGAGGATCTGTCCGACCTCGCCGAGCTTGCCGCGCCGTGGGAGTTCGGTGACCTGATCCACTCCGGTCACCCGCAGGTGCGCCGAGGGCTGCGCGACGTCTACGACCGGCCGCCCAAGCGGCACCGGCTCACCGAGGCCGAGCTTCGGCAGAAGTCCCGCTGGCGCTGGCCTGGCCTGCCGTCGGCGCTCAAGGGCTGGATCTACTGGCACAACACCGCGAGAGGCCGGATGGGCCTGCCGCCGCCGAGGCGTGGTGCCGCATGACCGCGCAGACGCAGGTGATCATCGACTGGATCGACGGGCTCGGCTGGGACGACCGGCAGGAACTGGGCTTCCCGGTGCTGCCCGGCCCGTACATCCCGCCGAGCCCCGACCGGCTGGTGGTGATCACCGGGGGCAGCGGGCCCGGCTACCTCACCGAGGAACCGGCCACCGACGGGTCCAACTTCCAGGCCCTGATCCGCGGCGCTCCCGAGGACCCGTTCGGGGCCGAGGCCGCCGCCCAGGCGCTGGACGACCTGATCCTGCGCGCCCGGTTCCCGGTGCAGGTGGACGGCACCTGGATCGTCAACTGCACCCGCATCGGCTCTGGCCCGACCCCGCTGCCGTGGGACGTCACCGACCAGCGCACCTCGCTGACCAGCAACTACATGATCGTGACGGGAGTCTGACATGGCCGTTGGACCACGGGTGACGCTCCAGCCGATCCCTCTCAACCTCGGCGCGGGCGGGTCCACCTGGGTGACTGCTGCCACGCCCGGTTACGACCTCGGCTCCCCGTCGGCGATCACCGCCTGGGGCACCACGCTCGGCGTCATGCTGCCCAACCCGACCCCCGGCGCGGTGATCCTCGCCTACGCCTGCGGGGCCACCGCGGCCGGCGTCACCCAGGTGCTGGTCGGCGACCTGGTGGGGGCCACCGGCCAGGTGCTCCCGGCCACCGCCTACTCGTACACGATCGCCGCCAACACTTCCGGCTGGCTGGGCCCGTGGTCGGCGTCCAGCTTCAACCAGCAGGCCCCGACCCTGGTCACCTACGCCGGGGCGATCAACACCCAGGCGCTGCTGGCCACGGCGGCAGGCACGGTGGTGATCGACTTCACCACCACGACCACCCTCGCCGTCCGCGCCATGTCCCTGATCCCGGTGCCGTAGGAGGCAGTCATGACCGAGCCTGCACCCGCGCCAGCGCCCCCGCCCCCGACGCCGCCAGCCCCGCCCCCGCCTCAGCCGGTGACGACGGACACCACGACGGACACCGTTGGCCTCACCCCGCCGGAGGAAGTTGAGCTTGGCGACCTGATCGTCAAGCGGGACGCCGCGCTGGTGACAGAGGGCGCGGTGCAGATGAAAGTCGAGCCCCCGCATTCCGGGCTGACCTACGGCGGCCTGACCGTCACCACCGAGTTCACCACCGTGCCCGCCGGGCTGGTGGCCGCCGTCACCACGGCCGCCGCCGAGGCGGGCGTGACCCTCACTCAGGAGAGTTAGCCATGGCCGGGCCGCCGCTTGTTTACACCCCGCCCAACTACACGACGCAGAACGTGCTGTACGGCGTGGGGATCTTGTTCACCGCGACTCCCGGCACAGCCCTGCCCTCCGATCAGAACCTCGGCGTGGCATCGGCCTGGACCGGGCTCGGCTGGGCCTACGTTGGGGCCACCGAGGCCGGCGTCACGGTCACGTTCAACCCCTCCACCCAGGACATCAACATCGAGGAACAGCCGACCCCGGTGGCGGTGATCGTCAGCACGGCCACGCTCCAGGTCACCTGCTCGCTGAGTGAGGAAACGCTCACGAACGTGAACATGGCCTGGGGCAACGGCGGGGCGATTGCCGTCACCCCGGCCGGGGCCGGCCAGCCGGGCAAGAGCGTGCTCACCCTGTCCACCAACTTCGCCAGCATGGCCGCCGCGGTGATCGGCAAGAACCAGTCCGGGTTCGCCCGGGTGCTGTCGATCCCCACGGTCATGTCCGCGGGCCAGGTGCAGACCGCCTACCGCCGGGCCGCCCAGCAGCGGCTCTACCCGCTCACCCTCAACGCGACCTGCCCGTTCAACCAAATCTCCTGGACCGACCTGACCGCCATCGCCACCAGCTAGGAGGCCGCCCATGCCCACATTCGACGCCGCCACCGTTGTCGAGTCCCTGGACTGGGACTTCACCGCGGCCGGGGTCAAGGCCAAGGGCACCATCCCCGAGCCCAGCGATGCGGCGATCGGGAAGTTCCTGGACGACCTCAAGAACCTGTACACCAAGCTCCAGGGCTCCGGCCTGGACATCGACGTCACCGCCGACATGACGTCCGCGCAGATGCTGGAGGAACTGGCCGGCGTGACCGGCGAGGCGTACGTGGAGTTCATGGCCAGCCTGGCCGTGCTGTTCGCGGACCTGTGCTCGGGCCAGCCGAGCCAGGAGAACCTGCTGGCCCTGCCGCTGCGGGTCCGGGTCAAGTTCTACGCCTGGGTGCAACAGGAGGTGGTCAGCCCGGAAGCCGGGACCGGCGCTGGGATGGCGGCAGTGAGATCTCTGCCGTCCGCAGCCGCCGGGTAATCATCTATGTCGCCCGCCGCTACTTCGGGCTCGGGCCGGAGGAATGGGACGCGCTGGGCTGGCAGACCCAGCGGGCCTACCTGGACGGCCTGGAGGCTGACGGGACGCTGAGCTTCGAGAAGGGCGAGGAAGGCTTCCCGGC